AAAATCGTTCATAGGTGTTGACACTGCAGCTCCGCCATAGCTGCCATCATATACTCGGAATCTGTAATTAATCCCAAGTGATGATGTCATTTCACTTTGTAGTCTTACCGCCATTATCTACGCCTTCTTTGATAGTCACTTGATAGTATTACTAAGTGGTCACCTCGGATTTGACCTTCCACGGTTATAGGTCCGCGTCCGTTTACCATGCCCGAAGCTGCCGCCCCGTTTGTCATATCTTTAGACATTGAACCCTGCATAAACCCGCGACCTACTGCCGCACCTACTTTTAGAAGCGCACCCGCTGTAATATACCCCTGTCCTGCACCCTGCATCCCAGGGGCTAATAGTAAGGCTGACCCAATAGCGATAAGCTGATCCCCAAGCATAGATGCAAACTGCATTATTTGATCTATCAACGCTTTGCCTAGTTCGCCATTTTTAAAACCACCCTGACCAAGTGCTCTGCCAAGTTCATACCCTATTGATTCTAGTGCAGGAACTATCATCCTCTTAGCGGTGTCTTTCATCTTAGTGGTAAACTCCATCCATGATGCGGTAGCCATTTGAGTTCTGTATTGAAGACCCGCAAGTGATTCGCCTATCTTTGTTATGTAGCCGACTGTTTTAGGAGTGTCGCGCGCCTTTGTTTCGGCGATGCCTGATAAGCCTATGCCTTGCATCGGTTCAATAATACCACCGCGCCTTTTTATTTCTTTCGCGCCACCGTTGCCTCCACCACCCGTGGGCTCTTCTTCTATTTCGTTTAGTTCTTTTTTTGTAATTTTAAGAAGACTAGCAAGCCTTTCATATTCCTTGTTTGTGTCTTGTATTGTTAATAACCTGTTATTTTCCGCATTCAACATAGCCTTGATGGCATTGTGCATTTCTGTCGTATCAACACCGCCAAGACCTAGCTGTGTAAGTACCCCGCCTACCTTAGTTATCTCATTCAATACAGCCTTAGAACCCTTGTCCCCAAACTCTTCGACTGCGCCAAGTATCCCCATTAACAGAGCATCAGCTTGTGCCTCTCCTGCTTTTTTGAGATACCCACTAGATTTCGTGTCTGCTCCTTCGGCTACCTTGCGCAGCCTCTCCATAGCGTTTCGGGTATCGTCTACTGCCTTCTTGTTAGCAGCCTCTAAGTCCTCTTGCCTACTTTTTAGCAGTATTGATCGAAGTAGTTCTTTGTTTGCTGCCCTCTGTGCTGACTCAATATCATTGAGATTTGACTTCTCACTTAATTGATTAGGTAGATACTTGCCGTACCTTTCATTGAGCTCCTTAATAGCCTTAGCCCTAGCCTCTGTTCCTTCTTTGGTGCGCTTTAAGATCGAGAACATAGCATCCATGCCCACTTTTTCTGCTGTTAGATTCTTGACGAATGTGCTTTGTGGCTTTTGCCCCTTTCGCATCACCATGAATAATGTAGTGAACAAGCCTACCACAATCCCTATTGGTCCTACCGCAGCAGACATCGCTAAGCGTATAGTTTTAAACCCTGTTATCATTGTCGGGATCCATTTCACAACCTTCCCAATTACAAGGGCAAGTGGTCCAATAGCCGCAGCCAACCCAGAAGATACTACTGTGAACTTTTTCCATGCTGGTGTCATGCCATTCACAATAGAAGCTGCCTTAGTCAATGCTTTAACTATCTTGTTCATTACAGGCAGAAGCAACTCTCCAAAACTAGCCGCCATCAACTTGGCGTTGTCACGAAGAGTACTCATCCTACCCGCGAATGTTTTACTCTGCTTTTCAATACCCCCCGCGAACTCTGTGTTACCGATGTTTAATAGGTACTTCTGTATTTCTTTTGAGTTGAATCCTACTTCAGTAGTTACCCCTCGGAACATAAACTTAACGCGGTCACCTTCTTTGTTCGCCTTAATCCCGAACTCCTTGAGCCTCTCAAATTCTCCCGTTGCAGCATCAGCCACAGCTTCAACCATTTGGTCGAGACTCTTACCCATTGACGAGGCTGTGTTCCCGTAGCTTCTTAATGCGCTAATAGACGGGTCAAGCCCCATGTTTTTCAGCTTGACAAATGCACCCGCCACCTCTTCAAGTTGAAAGGGTGTTGATGCGGTGAACTTGTTTATCTCAGCAAAGGCTTTTTTTGCGGCAGTTTCGTTGCCTTTAAATGCAGTATTTAGCCGAACCTGCAAACTCTCCATATCAGAGGCGGCTTTGACCGCAGCTATACCCATACCCACAATAGGCAGAGTCACGGCAGCCGTCATGTTCTTGCCGATAGAAGAAAACTTCTTTGAAGTCTGCGCCATCTCCCTACGGACGTTCTGCATCTTAGTGCTGAAGTCCTTAGTGTTCAGTCCGAATGATACGTTTAATCCTAGTTTCTTAGCCATCTATCTGCTTTGGAAATTTCCTTTTTATTGCTTCTAATCTCTTTGACTTGTCCTCGTTAGTAGGTCGCTCGTGGTCTAGTAGCATCAAGTCCTTCGGGCTGCGGATCTTAGCTCCTGCCGCCTTAAATGAAATGAATCCCAGCCAACGTGTGCGCTCCCACTCCATTCGCTCTTGCGCCCTCATTATGTTTACTCGCCCCTTTGCGTAGTTCGCAAACTCTCTCGGTGTTAATTCGTACACCGCCAAAGGCTCTAACCCTACCTCACTCGCTGACCGTTCAAGCGCATCCCATAGGTCAGCATCTACTTTCCCTCACCGTCAGTAAACTGCTCCATATCCTCCTCTAGTGCAGTTTTTAGTTTCTTGAAAGCAGACGGGTCATCATCAATCATCTGAATGAGATGCTCCTTCTTGATGCGTGTCTTTGAACCCTCGCGCTCATAGCCCTTGTTAATAGCCAAAAGCCAAGCATCTTCGCCCATATCCAATTCATCTAACTCCGTTGCCTTCTTTGCTAGTGTGCGAAAGCATTTGTAGGTAAATGCAAATGGGTACTCGTTGCCGTTTAATTCTAGTGTTTTCATTACTGTGTTATTTTTGTCGTACTCTAAATCCCATACTTATCTGATACTCGTCACGGTCGGGATTGTAACCGCGATCATCTTGTCCTTCATATTGAATCAAATCTATATCAATACTATTGACTGTTCCTGTGTATTGGTCAAGCGCAGACTTCACCAAGTCCGCGATAGTATGCCCCGTTTTAGGTGTGCCGTTCACGAATATGTCTATCTCTAAATCCGTGAATATGACACTCGCTGCACCGTCCTTTGAGTAGTTCGGGTCTTGATTCTGAATAGCATAGATCAAACATGGATTCGCTGCCTCTTTCGGAGCATTCGTGTTATAAATGTCACAAGCGGCAGTTAGTGTGCTGTCTGCTGCAAGGATGGTATATATGGCTTCAGTTAACATCCCAGCCGTACTTTTTTGCAGTCCGTTTCAAATACCCGTGCATACTGTTATTCATCTTAGATATTACCTCTGGCTCTACAGTCCTTAAAGCATCTTGCTTCCAATCGGTTTCCTCTTTGATCCGCTCACTCGCTCCAGGCAGTAGAAAGTATCCATAGAACCCCGAACCTCTTGGCTTCTTCGCCTGCGGTCCTACATGTATAGCCACATATCCTTGCGAATTCTTTCTGTTGGGGAATGCCTTCATCGACCTTGCCAAGTTCCCTGCACCCGTATAGTTTAGGTTCGTCTTGCCGTCCTTAGTGTAGTTTAGCTGCTTGTGGTTTCTGCTGTTGCGATTGCTACGCGGCACAGTATCATTCAACGCTTTTAGGTATGGCTTTGACTGCGCTCTGAGAATAGACAATAACCTCCTGCGCTTAGTGAAGTCATTCTCGATCTTTTTAAGAGACGCAATGACCTCATCCATACCCGTAAGGGTAACAGTACCGCCTGAGCGGTTTGCATTCTGTACTAGGTTCTGCTCGTTAAAAGCCATTAGCCATCTTTCCTTACCGCGTGTATCTCTATCTTGCCGAATCTGTCCATGATACGAACACTCTCAATATCCCAATAGCCGTTATAGCTGATTCGCATAGTAGAGGTCATGTTCTTTGTGTCGCTATCATACTGAACAACAAACACAGCTTTTTCAGTCCACGTATCACGCGCACCCTCTAAACTCTCCCCGCCTTTCTCATATTTAATATGAGCATAGGGCTGAGCATAGGTAGTCCACGTTTTGACTAAACCACCCGCAGAATCCCGCGCAGTAGTAAAGCTCTCAATAGTGATCCGCTGTGTTAATGCTCCGTATCTCATAGCTAAAAAAGGGGCAGGGCTAACCATACCCCCACGACACTACTACACAGTCGCTTCTGTCAATGCTCCCGTTCCTGTGAACGATGCACTAAAAGTCTCGTTGTCGCTGTCAATACCCGCACTACGCGAAAGGCTTGTTACATAAGCCGTTCCGCTGTACTTGTTGTCACCTGACACCTCGGTGGAGTACATTACCGTCACAGTAGTACGCCCCGAAAGGTCGCTGAACAACTCAGAGAATCCTTCCCCCGCATCTTCTGCAAAGTAGAACTCTCCATCTACTGACCAATTTGCAAGTCCTTCCAGATTGTCTACCCAGACAGAACTATCTTTAGTCGTTGCATCCCTTACACCTAGTTCGATGCTCAGGGTCGCGTTTGTTGAATGGGCAACCTTTGTGCCATCTACATAGATCGCAGCTAGTCCGCCTCTGTTAATTCCTGTTGAAGCCATTTTCTTCTTTTGTTATTTGTTTGAAATCCTTATCCTCTTTTGTTTCCTCGGTAGTGACTACCACGCCCTTTGTCATAAGTTCTGCGTACAGATCACTCGCAACTTCTAGCGTGTCACCCTTTCGGAATGTCTTGCCGTTTACTACGGTCTTTTTTGAAAACTCTATTTTCATGTGTAAATCCTTTTACTTACGTTATCCATTAGTCGAGCCACCACTCCATGCTCTTTCAGGCTCATTGCTGTTCCCGTCATGCGCTGCTCGTATAGGTCGCCTATAACAAGTTCCAGGAGTTCTACAAATTGGTCAGGGATGTCGAAATAGTCCGCGTATCCTGCCGTAAATGCGACCTCGATAGCATCATATTTATCATACACGTTCGGTTGAGTTGTTACCTCTACCCGTGATATATTCCCATTCAAACTCGTATCGTAGTTCGATGTAGCCAATGTCTGTAAGCTGTTGTTCGTGTCGTAGTACTTGATTGAATCGACTGCCGTAACAGGGTATTTTGGAATGATGAAATGGTCACTATACTTCTCTACCGAAGTCGTGTCTCCATACCAATGATCCATATATAGGGTATAGCTGCGCGAACCAAGCACAATCCAAGTCTCTTGCTCGATGATGTCTACCGCTGCATTAATCAGCCTCGATAGCACCCCGTCTTGGTCTGTACCCGTTACCCGCAAAAACTCCTTAACCTTTGTTAAAGGGTATGCTAGTCCTTGTGGTTTATTTCCTGCTACTACTCTCATTTCAAAAAAAAGGGGCGGGATACTTCCCACCCCCGTTCGCACTATGAATTGAACAAATTATTTATTATCCTGTGTACCCTCCTACTGAGATGGCTGCATCTTGGATGAGTGCCATATCCCAGAATGAGTTCAGTACAAGTCTATCCATTCCTGATGTCGCTACGCTGTAAGGGTCTACCATCAAATCGATAGGACCGAACTGCGCTGACCATACTTTGGACCAATCCCCGAAGTAGATTGACTCCTGACCCGAAGCAATGTCCGCGATCTGAGTAGAGTACTCAAATGGATACATCCCCTCGATCATGTCATTCTGAACGAGCGCACTTACACCTGTTGCCAGTACAGCAGTTTGAATCTCACTATACAGCGAGTGAGAGATAGCAAATCCGAGGTTACCTTGGAGATGGTTGTTTCCGAGAACTTCCTCAACCAATGCGTGAACCATTGCAACTCCTGTCGCTCCTGTTACAGCAGTCTTGCCGTTACCGAGGTAGTTGAATGCCCCGTTACCTGAGTCATCTGTGAAACAAGCATACTCAAACTTAGCTGCAATCGCAGAAGCGAAAGCATCACGAAGCGCACCCTCCAAAGAGTAGTTAGCTTGCAAAGCTGCTTGTTTAGAGTAGTTAACGTATCCAGACAAACGAATCGGAGTCATGTCTACTTTGGTTGTAGCACTACCACCGTCAGCCGCTGCATCTGTCTCGCCCTCCCACTGGGTAGAGACCGTTCCGATGATCGGTACGCGAGTATCTTCTACCGCTGAGATGAATGTTCCACCGAGCTGACTCAAAATGGTTTTAGCGTACACACTCTGAACGAAGTCAGTAGTTTGAATGCCTGTGGTGGTGTTCTCAGTTACGTTAGCACGTTTCTCAGGAGAACTCAGTCGGCTGTGGATTTTTGAAGGGATAGCGATACCGCTTGTGGACTTGCCAATCTTACGGGCTTCTTCTTCTCCCATTTGGCGAACTTCATCCATGAAGCCCTTGTCCTTTGACACTCCGTAAGCTGCACGAACAGCCTCACCGAAAGTGAAGTCAGCAGCCATTTTGTCAAGTTCGCGCTCTTCGCCTGTACTTGCTTTGTGACCCGCAACACTAGCCGCCTTACGCGCCTCTTCTTTGGTTGCTTCTTCCATCTTGATTGTTCTTTCGAGGTCACTTTTCAGCACCTCAATCTCGTTTGTCAAAGAATCAATGGAGTCGCGCTGCTCGTCTGTAAGCTGCTCCCCCTCGAACCCTTTGACGAGTTCTCGTGCCTCTGCTTTTTTGGCATCGAGCAACTCCCTTAACTCTTTTGAATTTTTCATGGTTCTAATTAAACTTAGTTACAAATTTCTATACTACTGTGCCGAGTGTCGTGACAACATTTTTTTAAATTAGGTCAATCTTCAACAAGTCTAATGTCGGATCATAACCCTTTGGCTCTTCGGTTTTGTCAGTATCCTGCTCCTCTTTGGTTTCCTCTAAGTTGATACCCGCTGCTCTCATGCGTTCTTGCATTTGCTTTAGGTCTGCTGTTGTATCTGGATACCACGGAGTACTTACAGGTCCTAACTCGTACAGCTTGCCGATCTTAGTGATTGTTCTGTCGTAGCTTTCGCCCGTCTCTTGCCAATCCTCATCCTCTACCGTGAACATGAAACTAGATCCTGCAACTGTCTGTGTGCGGATCAATTCTGCCATATCTCTGCCGAGTGAGGTGTTCGGTGCTTTGAACTCGTACTTTAAGCCGCGCTCATCTACGCTCAGTTTCGCGCTTCCGTTGCCTGTCCGTGCTAGAATGTTGTCGAAATTGTGGTTGAATGTCACCACCACGTCCTTCATATCCACCCCGTCAAAGGCAGCAGGAGCAATGCGTTCACGCCACCCGTAATAGTCTGGACTCCACGAGTTGAACACAGCCGCATAGCCTGAGATATTGCCCTCTTCGTCTGCTCTCGCTTCGACATTAGGCATAAAGCGTAACTCTACTCCCTGCCCATACTTACTCTTGATCTCTTCCTTGGTTTTCATTGGTATCAATATTTGGATTATCGTACTCATCGCCGCCCTCGTATGGGTTCAGATTGAGTTCTTTTCTTACTTCGTTTGCTGACATGATTCTACTCTGTCGCATCTTCATGTAGTATTCTGCTTGTGCTTGCATATCGCCCCGCATCAATCCCGCAGGGTCAAAGTCTACAAAGTGGTTATCTTTCTGTGCCTCGGTCAGTAGCTTACACCCTAGTTCGCTCTCTACGCGGTTAATCCACGGGAGCAGCGTATAGGTTACAAACTGCCTACCCGTGTGTTCAATGTTGTTATAGTGGCTATCGCTCAAATCGTTTACCATTGTCAAAGGAACTCCGTAGATGTTGCAGATTTGTCGATCTGAATACTGAGCCGCTTCGATGTACATAGCATCCGATGGAGGTAGTGATACTTGCTCAAACTTTGCACCCGCATCGAGTACCGCTGTCTTATGTCCTCCTGGTCCGTATAGCTTTGCCCAACTTTCGCGAATGTTCTTAATAGAGTCAGGTCCTAGCTTTCCAGGATGTGTCAAAATGTTCTTTGGCGTTGCATCACCCTCAAACCAATCCAAGATATACTGACTTGCGCTCAGACCGAATCGCATTGATCGTCTATGTATCTCGATCACGGACATCCCACAAATACCATCCATTGACGGTCCTTTGATGTGCAGCATATCGCTTGCCATGAAAAGATTATCCTTCTTCATTGAAGTGACCTCGTAGACAATTTCCTTTTCTTTTCGATGTATCTTGACATCTTCGGCAGGGATAGGATATAGCGCAACAGGTCTGCTCCCTGTTCTGTCGATTAGCGAGTAGTGATTGCCATAGGTCAGCACATCGCGAAGCATTAACTCTTTCCAACTGAAAGCGGTCATGTATTCATTTGCTTGTCGCTTTATGATCCTGTCAATAGGGTGTGTCACTCTCTCGATTGCCCCGTTCATTTCGCGCTTTGTTGCAACAGGTAGCCCAGCGATAGATGTAGATATAATTTCAATACACCTCCACACCGTAGGCAGATAGTTCATGCTGCGCTCAGATACGCTTTGCGACTTCTTAGAAAAGAAGTTCACATTCCAATCCCCGATTAGCTTGTCAACCATTCCGCGCTTTTCAACTTGCGACTCTTGTTTCTTTATTTCGTATCCGAGTATTTTCATATCAAATCTCTGAGGTATTGTAGCCCCTTGTTAATGTCATCCATTTAATGTCAGAAATAGGCAGTTGATAAGTTCGACTAACTGATTGTTTCTTTTCTTCATGTACTTAAACGGTTAAATCAATGGCTGCAACAGCAGCTATCGTAGATGCAAGTCTTATTTGATTCTCTGCTCCTATTCTTTTTGCCATTAATGTGCCGTAAGCACCAGCGTATTCAATATAGAAATCATCCCATTCATTCAAGGCTATATTTCTCTGAACTCCAGTAGCGTCAGAAAGTAACGCGCCATTCGGGAACTTTCTCTGATGATTCGGATTTCCTTTATCAATCTTGTCGTCCTTTTCCAGACTGCCGTTGTATAGGTCTATATTCCTGACAGTCATTTCGTCCAGTCCGTAAACGTTACCCTTGTATGTGAATCCCTGTCTCGCTTTGCTCAAGAAATTTGCCTCAAGCGTTTGAAATGCTTCGTTTTTAGATTTTCGCAAATCAAGTGCCGACTTAACGCTTTGATTGTTGTCGACTACGTATTCTTTGGTTGGCGACAATCCATTCTGTACGCACTCATTATATCGAGCCAGCTTGTCTCCCTCTATCAAAATGTACTTTCCACCCTCCCCATAATCGTTGGCGCGAACTTGATTTTTCGGGAAATCCACAAACTTTCGTGCCTTTTTGAAATAAAACTTACTCATAGTATTACAATAATATTCTTCCGTTGTTCTTAGAAAGTATCTCGAAATCTGTTCAAGTCAGAGGGCAAAGGAACTGCAAACAGTTTTTGCGCCTGATAGTTCCTACGAAATTCGGGTTGACACCTCCTGGACCAACTTGCCCAAAACCGTCGTAAGTATATCCTCCATCGTAAACTCCTGTCGGTGAAGATGGTGTACCTTCAGACTCATAACTTGTGCCAGCATCGTTGAAATATAAAAGATGGTTGTCAAAACTTCCAACCGAGCCTATATCGTACCACTTCCCTGTTGCTGGCGTTGGCGACGAATCAGTTAGATTTGATCGGGTTGGCTGAAGAAATAAATTGGAACTAGTATCCCCTGCACTTATATATATATACAGAGAAAAACCATGACCCCAGTAAACACCTCCGCTAAATGACCCAGTATAGTTGTAATGGATATTCGTGTTTCCGCTGGATGCGTTAACTTCAATCATCACTCTTTTGAATATTGATATTGAGCCTCCGTTCGCTAGAGTGTCAAGTATGTCACCTCCGTAATTGCTAACCCTCATACCAGAAACTGTTGCTCTAGTACTTCTCAAGTGGTATTCTCCGAACTCAGAGTAAGAGGCATCGTAGTTCATGCTCGCAGAGTGAAGAGAGCTATACGGATAGTCACTGGCAGCATACGACTCATTAGCCGTGCTGTTATCCATTGGAAAATCTAACTCAGGTCGTTTTGCTATTGTTCCGAATACCATATCTCTATACTCCTATACCTCCTGACAGATGTACGTTTCCAGTGTTATCTAGCATCACCATAAGCCTCAACCACTCTCCAGAGTTTAACGTGGTCGTTGCGTTAAGGTTGGTTACATCGCTTAAACCGTCAGTGACTGTAATTTGACCAGCCGTTGAGTTCTCAATGTATACGAAGTGCCAAGCTCCAGTAACAAGGTCGGCTGAGTCAATGATAGATAAGTTGAAACTTGCGTCTCCATCTATTTCTACATGGTGGTTCGTACTCAAGTCTACCGAATTGGCTGTTGCTGTTGATGCAGTAGCGGT